TTTGCCAATTTTTGGTTTGTGACAGAAAACAAGCCATATATGGTGAAATCTGATGGTACAGCTGATTATGAGCTTGATCCTAACGATTACACCAAGAAATTGGATGGTACAGCATCAGATGTATCCAATCTCTCATATGATGGCAATGCAATGGCCAAGATCCCTCTTGTATACCTCAAGCAGTGGCAGGATTCCAATTATGAATACTGCAATATCTGCAATATTCAGCTGGATGATGATTACAAAGCATATGCTCACATGAGATCAGATGGCACTGTGATGGATTACATTTGGCTCTCATGCTTTGAGAGTGCCTTGAACAGCAGCAAAGCAAGATCCATTAAGGGATTAACCCCTATGGTGAGCCAAACCGGAACCAATGAGATCACATACTCAAGGGCCAATGGCTCCCTGTGGTATACAAGGTCCTGGAGCCAGCGCAATCTGATCAATATGCTCCTGATCCTCATGAGCAGATCAGACAATTTCCAGGAATCCTTTGGATATGGATATCATACAGGCGGCACTCAGCAGAGCCCCAATTATCTTGCAACCGGATATGGTTCTGCAAAGGGCCAGTTCTATGGCACCAATGCAAACAGGGATGTGGTAAAGGTATTCCACATTGAGAACTGGTGGGGCAACATTTGGGAGAGAATTGCAGGCCTGATGTATGTATCCGGTACGATCAGAACAAAGATGTATCCCACATATAACACAGATGGCAGCGGATACACCAATACCGGTGTGAGCATGAGCGGCACAAATGGTGGATATGTCAATCAAACCAAAATGACGGAAAATGGCAGATTGCCTGTTGTATGCTCAGGATCAGATTCCACCTATACCTGTGATGGTGGTTGGTTTAATGCCAGCCAGGTGGATTATGCGATTGTCGGCGGCCCCTGCGACAATGGTTTGCTTGTCGGTGGTTCTGCTGTGTATTTGAACTCTCTTGTGTCGATTGCCAACTGGCACATCGGGGCTGCCCTTTCTTGTGAACAGCCTGCCGCATAGCGGCCGGGGGATCCGGGGCACTCCCCGGTAATACTTGAAAGGTAACAGGAAAGTAAATCATTTGAAATAATTTTATAGGGGAGATGGTGGGTGCCATAGGCCTTTGCCGGTGTTCCCGGTGCGATTGTCGGCGGCAACTGCAACAATGGTTTGCATGTCGGTGGTTCTGCTGTGAATTTGAACAATCTTGTGTCGAATGCCAACTGGAACATCGGGGCTGCCCCATTCTTATCAATAATGGAAGATTTAACCAAACCCACCATTTTCCTACACCTCAGGATGTTGAAATACATCTAACCAGTGGAAATCATGCCGATAAAGGCAGGGCTCAGTAAGTGAAAACCCACCAGCCCTGAGGCGATAAGAAAGAAGAACCTGAATGAAAAGTTTTAGAATAGCGGATGATGAGGCGATCTCTCATGACAGAGTACAAGCGGCCATTCTGAAACCATCCAAAGGAAAGAGGAATAGAGCAGATGTGGCCAAGGTGCTTTCCAATATGGAGAAAAGCATTGAGCAGATCACCAAGTATGAGCAGGATATGGTGCACGGCAAAATCAAGCCGAGAAAACACAGCTCATGCATCATAAATGAGAGAGGGCCACACAAACAAAGAGAAATACTGAAGCCTGATTACATGCCGGAGCAGATCATACATCACATTGCAGTGGATGCAATAAAGGATGCAGTTCTGCACGGCATGTATATTTATGTGCTTGGATCTGTACCTGGCAGAGGAGCACATATGGGAAAGAAAGTGATTGAGAAATGGATCCGGACAGATGAAAAGAACACCCGGATCATAGGAAAGATGGATATCCGGCATTTCTTTCAATCCGTTGATCATGAGATCTTAAGGAGCTGGATCCGGAAAAAGATCCGGCCGGGAGAGATCAGAGATCTTTTGGAGATACTGATTGATGCATGTGAGATGGGTTTACCATTGGGATTCTACACATCACAGTGGTTTGCAAACTTTCTCCTGCAACCTCTTGATCATTACATCAAAGAGGAGCTGCACATCAAATATATGACCAGGTACATGGATGATATCGTGATTTTCGGCTCAAGCAAGAAAGAGATCCATAAAGCGGTGAGAGCAATACAAGATTACCTGATGGGTAATTTCAATCTGCACATGAAAGGAAATTGGCAGGTATTCAGGCTTGAATATGAAAGCAGGGAGGCGGCCATAATGTGCAGCACATTGAAAGAACTGCAACAGCTGGATGGGGATCTGAGTGCTATGAAAATCAAGCATAAATGCAAGATGCACAAGAAAAAGAGAAAGATTTTCATTGCAGAGCAGGTTCTGATCCGGAAAGAGAATCAGATAAATGCTCTCCTGGAGAAATACCATGGAACCATAGAAATGGAAACCATGCTGCACGGCAGGCCGCTTGATTATATGGGCTTTGAATTTCACCGAAACAGAACGATCATCCGGGAGAGCATAATGCTCAGAGCAACCAGGAAAGCTGCTCAGATATCAAAACAGGAGAAAGTGTGCTGGAAAGATGCCAGCTCACTGCTCTCATATATGGGCTGGTTTAAGCACACCGATACATACAACACATTTCAGGAGCGGATCAAGCCCAAAGCATCAATCAAGAAAATGAGAAAAATAGTGAGCAAACACCAAAGGAGGTTGAACAATGCAGATCATATGGAAGAATGTAACAGGATGCCAGCCAAACAAGCCGGATGAGGTTGATACCACATCAAGCCCCACCACAGTGTATCTCAGGAGAAACATCCAACAGAAAGAGATCACACAGAATGAGGAAACAATCACAGTATGGGAATATGAGGAGGCGCAGCTGACCAAAGAAGAATATGAGGAATATTTGGAACTGGCACAGATCTTTTCCACACCCGAGATGGAAAAGATGAAAGAGAGGCTTGAGGCTCAGGATACCATCATTGCAGCATTAGCATCAGATGCTGAATATACAACCTGCATGTTAGAGATGGCAGGCATCATTTAAGAGAGGAGGTGGCACATATGGCATATTCATCCATGAAAAAGATCATCAATGCAAAGAATGCAGAATATGATCGTGGAGCGGTAACAGCTCAGAGATATCTCATTTGGGAAGAACAGCAGATGAAAAAGCTGGATGTATTCCTGGCCTGTGACAGAATCACAGATGATGAGTACACAGAGCTTGTGGGGATGTTCAGAAATGTTGAGGCAGAATAATTTTATCTGCCAGCATGAGGCATTAAAACACTGCAAGCGAACATTAGAGGAATGCAGCACTGCATGCAAGCACTATGGAGAATGTGGAGAATGTAAAGATTATTACATCCCATATTCCCAGGAGCCGTGCAGGAGCTGCATTTTTCTGAATGTGGGGATACCTACAACACAGGAAAGGAGCAAAAGATGAGTATAGGACAGATTACCGGTTGGGCAATCGGCATCATTGGATTCCTCTCTCTGTTTATCGAGGTATCCAAAATCAAGATCAATCCAATCAGTGCACTGCTCAAATGGATAGGATCCAAGGCAAGTGCACAGCTGATTGAAAAGATTGACAGCAACCAAAAGGAAACAAATAAGCGGCTTGATGGGATCGAAAGAAAACAGGAGGAGCTTGAGAAAAAAATAGAGGAGCTCTCCCTCCAGGAGGCTATTGATGTGGCCGATTCAATCAAAACACAGATTTTCTCATTCTATCACGAACTGCAAAAGCCGGGCATCCGGCATTCAGAGGCTGAGTTCAATCAGATCATAGCCCTGAATGAAAAATATGAGAGATTGGTGGAGCGAACAAAACAGCCAAATGGAGTATATGAGGCAGAGTTCAAGTACATCATGCAGGTTTTTCATCAGTGCCAGGAAACAAATGATTTTGATTTAAGAGGGAAAAACAATGGCAGTAATGGAAAGGGAAAGGATCCGGCATAAATACCGGATGAAAGAAATTCAAAGGCAGGGAGAGCTGAAACAGATGAAACAGGAGGAAAGAGAGCTCAAGAGATCTTTCCGGAAAAAGAAAAAGCTCAGCACCTCAAAAGCCGGATTGTGGTACATGATGATCATGTGCACAATCATTCAGATATATTCAATGCTTGCTATGTGGCATTTTATGGACCTCTCACCACTCACCGCTCTTATTGGGGCAACAGTAGGAGAGGTTTTTGCATACTGGGCATACAGCCTGAAAGCAGGCAGAGAAAACTGTGAGGGTGGTATCACATATGAGATGGCCCTCAAAGATAACGATAATGCAGCAGGATAGGAGGATAAGTATATGGATGCAATGCAGATCATGGCAATAGGAGCGGCAGCAGTGGTTCTGCTGGTAGCACTCACCAATGTGATTTCACAGGTGATCAAGAAGATAGTAAACAGAGAGAACTGCCCGGCACAGGTAGTGGTGCTCATCATTGCAGAGGTTCTCACGATCCTCACAATGGTGATCATATGCAGCATCATGCACTGGCACATCTTTTGGTATTATTGGCCGGTTGCAATCCTTGTGGGCATCCTGGTGTGCTATGGAGCTATATTTGGGTACGATAATTTATACAAACAGCTCTCCACGGCCATCAAGGCTCTCATTGAGGCGATATTTAAGAAAGAGGGGTGATCCTCATGATGAATGTAAAAGAGTTTATATCAAAGCTGAAAGATGCCCAGGCGCATGAAACATATTATGTGATGGGATGCTTTGGAGCTCTTATCAGTGAAAAGAACATCAAAAGGTACACCACCAATAACAATTACAACATACAGCATGCAGCTCAGATCAGATCCGGAGCTATGGGAAAGTTTGGATTTGATTGCGTATGCCTTATAAAAGGCATCCTGTGGGGCTGGGATGGAAACAAGAATGCCACATACGGAGGAGCCACATACACATCCAATGGTGTTCCGGATATCGGAGCGGATCAGATGATACAGAAATGCAAGGATGTGAGCACGGATTTCTCCAATATCATTCCTGGAGAGGCTGTATGGCTCCCTGGGCATATCGGTGTATATATCGGTGATGGCCTTGTGATCGAATGCACACCCAAGTGGGAGAATAAGGTGCAGATCACAGCTATTGGCAATGTAGGAGCAAAAGCCGGATACAATGCACGAACATGGCAAAAGCACGGCAAGCTCCCCTATGTGCAGTATGCAGAAAGCCAGGCATCAAGCACGAACATAACCGGAGAGAGAGCCATTTGGGATTATCTTGTATCCCTTATCGGAAACGAATATGGGGCAGCAGGCCTCATGGGAAATCTCTATGCAGAAAGCGGCCTGAGATCCAACAATTTGCAGAACACATATGAGAGATCCCTTGGCATGAGTGATGAGCAGTACACCCAGGCGGTAGATTCAGGAGCATATACCAATTTTGTAAAGGATGCAGCAGGATATGGCCTGGCACAATGGACCTACTGGAGCAGAAAACAGAACCTTTTGAACCATGCAAAGGCAGCAGGCGCATCAATCGGAGATCTGAATATGCAGCTCAATTTCCTTGGGCTGGAGCTGAAAGGATATCCCGGAGTGATGAGAGCCCTGCAAAGTGCAAGCTCAGTGAGGGAGGCATCAGATGCAGTTCTCACCGGATATGAGCGGCCAAAGGATCAGAGTGAGGCTGTGAAAGCCAAGAGAGCATCATTTGGGCAGGTATACTTTGATAAGTATGCTGGAGGAGCTGTGGCACCGATCACTCCGGCCACAAAGGTGAAAGCATCAGAGGCTGCACAGCTGATGGATAAGGATATGGCCGGAACATACACAGCAACAGCTGATCTCCACCTAAGGGATGGAGCCGGTACCGACAAAAAGAGCCTTGTGGTAATGCCAAAGGGTACCAGGGTGCAGAATTATGGATATTACACCAGGGTGGGCTCTACCAGGTGGCTTTATATTCAATTCACCCTGAATGGAGTACAGTACACCGGATTCAGTTCCGGAGATTACCTGAGAAGATAAGGAGGAAACCATGAAAAAGGATGTAAAGTATATGATCATGCTGGGGATGTTCGCAAAGAACACTCCGGAATATGCTGCCAAGAGAAAGGATGAGGCAGCAGAGCATTGCGCTAAGGTTAATATCACTGAGGGTGATTACCTGGTTGTGAATGCAGGACCTTTTGACAAGGCGGCAGCTGATGAGAATTTGGCCAAATTAAAAGAAAACGGCCTCGAGGGATATATTTATACCTCTGAAAAAGAAAAGGCCGCAGAGGAGCCCACAGAGGATCCTAAGCAGCCGGAGAATTGACAATCAGCACAAATATGTTATACTCATTTAGGATTGAGAGGTTCGGATATAGAACTCCGTCCCTCACTTTCACAAATGTATCCGAACCCTCCAGGATTCCGGGTACATCAATGGAATTATCGTGGTTATTGTCTGTGTAGTTATAGGCAATAACCACTTTTTCATTGTAGACATAAACAGAGTGCACGAATACATCCAGGAGCCTCTGTTTGAAACCCTCATCTTTGATATTCCCTTTTCTGAACATCTCAAGCCAATACACCACATGATCTTTGGTGATCTCCGGCTTTTTGATACTCTCCTTTGCAATCTGTACCTTGAGCTCCTCACATTCATTCTCAAGCTCCAGGAGCCTCTCTTTGGTTGATGGGGTATATATTCCATCCTCTATTGCCTTAAGGAGGTTATTGCGGCCATTCTCCGCTTTCCTGAGGGCAGATTTAAGCTGTGAGAGTAACTGGTTCACAGTATGCTTTTTATTGATCTCGATAACCTTATCCGCTATATAATCGATCACATCATCCTGGAGCACATCAGAAATGGTATGCTGCACCACAAAATCCTCCAGCTGTTCTTTCCGGATGGTTTTGAGGGAGCAATCATGAGAGTGCCCTTTCTTTTTTCGTGTGCTGCACTTGTAGTACAGATATTTATTCCCCTGCTTTCCATAGCCGGATTCACCCACCAGCATGGCTCCACATTCCCCACAAAAAGCCTTTAAGGATAAAAGATACCTCTCAGGAGCCTTATACACAGCTGATGAGTGAGGCCTCCGGATGATTTTGGATTGCACTGCATCCCATAACTTCTCAGAAATGAGGGCAGGAATAGGAATATCTATGCCATCATAGGTGCATTTGCCTATGTATTTCTCATTTCTTATCATGGAGTATATGCCATTCTTGGTGATGGGAGAGCCTTTCCGGTTCTTTACACCCATCCTGGAGAGCTCATCAAGGATCTCTGTGGCCGTTTTCCCGGCTGCATAATGTTCAAAAACATATTTCACCACCCAGGATTCATCCTCATTCTCAACATATTTCTTTTCATCACTGATCTTATACCCATAAGCAGCCATACCACTCACCGCCAAGCCTTTCAGAGCAGATTCTCTCTGCCCTCTCTTTACTTTTTGCCGCAGATCGGCCACATAATACTCAGCCAATCCCTCCATAAGAGATTCCAGGATAATTCCCTCAGGACCATCCGGGATCACCTCCTTGGCATACAATAATTTGATGCCATGCCTCTTTAATTTGATCTTATTAAGGGCAATCTCCTCCCTATCTCTGCCGAACCGGTCAATTTTCCATACAATGATAGCCTCAAACTGCCCCTTTTCACTATCCCGGAGCATCTTATTGAACTCAGCTCTCTTTTCAAAGTCGGTACCGGATATATGCCTATCTGCATACACTTTTAATACCTTTATATCATTCTGCTCAGCATAGGCCATACAATCTCTCACCTGGCCCTCTATGCTCTGATCTGTTTGCCTTGGCCCCGGAGAATACCGGGCATATATTACTGCATTCATAGCTTATCCCCTAAGTTTAATATCATTTTTTATCCTTGGCCGGTACCAGGGAAATAAAATTCTTGAGCATTTGCCAGTTCTCCGGAGTGTATTCATCCTCAAAGAG